TCGCAACCTTGGAGGGTTATAATGATTTGGTCGATTGGGGAGCCGATAGTGTGCGTTGCAACATTGGTGGCGGTTCTATTTGTTCAACTAGGATTCAGACTGGCCACGGTGTCCCGGGCTTTCACACAATTACTGATTGCGCGAGATCAGACAGGGACGCTCCCATCATTGCTGACGGGGGAATCCGTAACTCGGGAGATATTGTCAAAGCTCTGGCAGCTGGGGCTGACTTCGTTATGCTTGGCTCTCTCTTGTCAGGTACTGATGAAACTCCTGGAGACACAATAAGCACACGGGACGGCAAGTTTAAGTCGTACCGAGGCATGGCGAGCAAAGACGCTCAGGTAGAGTGGCGTGGTCGAACTGCGTCTCTTGAGGGGATCGCTACGACTGTGCCATGCAAGGGCTCCGTCGATGATATCTTGGAGGACTTAGCACGTGGTATCCGCAGCGGGCTCTCCTATTCGGGCGCTCGTACAATCTCCGAACTTCAAGCCAAGGCGCGCTTCATTCGCCAGACCACCAGTGGCCAAGCCGAGAGCGCCACTCATATTTTAAAACGATGAAAAACATTTCCGACACACGATCAGTGTTGAGTTTCTATCTGGACTCAAAGCTTCATGAAAACCTGAGGATCAGACTGTACTATGATCAAATCAAAACACAGAGTGAGTTCTTTAGGGTGTGCGCGGAATCGTATTTGGAACAAGATGAATTGTTCATGCAGTTTTTGGATGACTATAAGATTAACAAACAAGTTCAGTCAAAAGCAAGGGTGACAAAGTCAGCGAAGCTTCGCAAACAAGGAGGTCAGCTCCTCCAAGATTTAGCCCTGACGCCAGCAGATGTAGAAAACATATTTGATATACTAGAAGAGGAGTTACCAGAGTTATGAGAAAGTGTGCAACAGAGTGCTATTTAGCACGAGTGGGGTGTCAGAACCAAGAGTGCCGCCTACATATAGAGTACGAGGAAGATCTGAATTGTACTTTGATCGCCTTAGAGAAGCATGGGCCGATGACCCTAGAAGAGATTGGCAAGAGACATCACATAAGCACCGTCCGCGCCAAGCAGATTTTAGATGCCACCCTAGCAAAATTAAAAAAGACATTAGTGAAAGAAAATACTATTTAAAAGTAGCATATTGCAATATGTTGTAGGAGAAATTAATTATGTCAGGCAAAAAGAACCTTCTGAATGAAGCGCAAGTTCGAAAGTTTATGAAGCTTGCAAGGCTCGAACCCCTTACACAGGGTTTCGTCGATGGTCTTACTGAGACCACCGAAACCGAGGAAGAGCTGGAAGAGCTGCGCACCGGTCGCACCGGTGCTCTGGGACCCAAGGGCGGTACCGCTAACCCGGGCCACGGCCGAGGACAGGGAGAAGCACCTGACGGCTCTCTGTTTGAAGAGGAAGACCCGGCAGAATTAGAGGGCGACATCGAGCATGATTTGGGCGACGACAGTCTTGAAGGAGACGAAGAGGCTCTCGACGACGAGGCCGAGATCGATGCTGAGATGGATGTCGAGCCCGAAGAGGGCGGCGAAGGCCGTATGGTTTCGGTCGACGACTTCCTGGCCGCTTTAGAAACAGCCCTTGAGGATGCGATCGGCGACGAAGTCGAGATCGATTCCGAAGAGATGCCTGAAGAAGAGCCCGGCGAGGAAGAAGTTGAAATGGATGCCGAGGTTGAGATGGGCCCCGAAGGCGACGAAGTCGAGATGGGCATGGAGGAAGAGCCGCTGCAGGAAGAGAAAGAGGAAGATCTCGTTGAGCAGATCACCAAGCGTGTCGCGGCACGAATTCTTAAGAGTGCCCTTAAAAAGTAGTTGACTAAGAATACCTAATCTGATAGAATAAGGCTGTGAGAGATCACGGCCTTTTCTATTTGGAGCTTGTATGTATGAATTAACAACACAGGAACTCATGATATTTGTTGTTCTAGGGTTTTGCAGCGGGATGTTTGCCACCTATTATCTGGCGCGCCTCTTTGAGATCATCCATATGTGGCGCCTGCTGCGAGAAGTTATTGCACACCTACTCTGGATGTGCTTTACGATGGTGGAGAGCATAGAGTTTCTGACTACCCTTAAGGTGAAGGCGATGCATGAGGCAGACTTTACTGATAAGCAAGTGGCAGACTTTCAAGAAGTCTGGGACAAGAACTTGACAAACTGGAAGGACTCAGTTATACTAGGTATAGTGAGTAAGGCACCCCCGCACTTCCGCAACATGATGCCGTTTGATGATTGGAAGGGTGCTATGAAATTTTTAAACGAAGAAAGACGAGGCGACAATGAGTGAAGAAAATGAAGAGGCCGAGACCGAAGAGGAAGAAGGGGGCATCCTGTACGATGGAGAGGAAGTTCCTTGCCTGCTGGGCTTATGCGGCGAAGTTAATGAAGGCTCGCTACAAGAGATGTCGTTGGCCCTTATTACTGCCAACCATAGCAGGATTCTCAATGTAGATCCCAGCGACTTTGAGGATGATGATGACATTGAGTTTTTCATATCTTCGAACGGAGGATCTGTTGGAGACATGTTCGCGGTGTATGACTTGATGCGGATAGTTAAAAAGAATCGAGACATCCGCACTTATGGTTTCGGCAAGGTGGCATCTGCTGCTGTTGTCCTGCTTTCTGCCGGCACCCCTGGTAAGAGATTCATCTCCAAGAACACTCGGCTCATGATTCATCACTGTTCCGCAGCAGAACAGGGCCCCGTACCCAATTTAAAAACAATCTATAAAGAAGCAGCCCAGGTGGAAGAGATGATGATCCAGGCGCTCGCCGACAACTCTAAATTGAGCGTGGGAGAGATCTATAATATCTTTTCTAAAAACACAGATGAATATTTCTCTGCCGAGGAAGCATTAGAAATGGGTTTTGTTGACGAAATCATCTAATTAGTAACAGACCCCCGAGGACACGTGATGAATCTTGATACATTAGTAGAGAACTTCTATAAGAAAGAAGACAAGAACAGCAGGCTAATAAATGAAGTGCTGCAGTTTTTGTTGGAAGGTGGTGAAACACCTGCCGAAGAACCACGCGGCCCGTCGCCATCGCAAATTCGTCGAGATCAGATTTTGCGGTTCCCGATTCTTGTGCCCGCGGAGCAGAGCGTTGGTCAATACACCATCGACGAGGGCAGTCACGATCGAGAGATATTCCAATTGTGGATGTCTAAGATTGGTGGTTCCAGTGATGACTTAGAAGGGAAGGTTCAAGCTATTGAGAGCTGGATCAATAACCCCGCTAGCGTCGACCACGGTAGCGTGGCAGAGGCCCTCTCCTATGCTATGTTCCTTCAGACGTTTTCTTACATGCTTCGGGAATTTAACGCATCTGTGGCCGGGTTCTTGTGGGAGCCCTTTCTCGCAGCCATGATGGGGGGAGATTCAAAGCAGATACATACGGACGAGGGCGACATTGCTGATGTAAAGTTTGTAATTACGAAAGGAGGAGAGGAGCAGCGCGTCAGCTTGAAGATCCTTCGTGAGGATGGGCAGGTGGGAGGAAGCTTCTCTGATCTCGTCGACCACTTCGCCGTCCACCCCGAGCAGCCCATGACCTACATAGTTATTCGCAAGACCGGTGACGAGAAAATAAAAACAGAGATGAGGTTCATGCAATTTCCTGTATCCGAAGAGAAATTTTTCCACTTTGTCGGCCCCCCGAAAATTCAGAAAAGACTTGTGCGCTCGGACGAAGTGATAGAAGTACAAATTCCAGAAGCAGAAGAGTTGGAAGGAATGCGAGACGAGAAAGAGCGCCCCCTGCTAGGCGAGAAAGGGCTTCGTCTGGCTATGGCGAAGGGCCTCACTCAGAACCAAGCCGCAACCCTCGCGCAGAAGCTCCTGAGACAGCAAGAAAATAATAAGCATTTAGTAAGCGGAGCCGGCGACAAGATCGCAGACATCACAGTTAATGGGAAACCTCTAGAAGGTCGCGTTCAGCTTGGAGATGTTATTGAAGTACACATTGATGTTAACACTGCCTATGTTCCTGAGCCCGGGGCTGGGGTGGCAATATCTCAAAACGCTAAGAATCTGTGGGGGTATTTTGGGGGCAAGAAAGTTAAAAAAGGAGACGCCCCATACGCCATAGGCGAGAAGATATCTGACGAAGAGTCTTATGCTCTATGGCATGCATTGTGGGAGAAGAGCAGAAAAGAAGGAAAAATGAAAGAGTTCTGGCAGATGGTGCGCGGCCCGAAAGCCGGCGGCCTGGAAGGGCCTCCTTGGTCTCCTGCCGGCGCAAAGGGGTTTGTGGAAAATGAACAGTTTGAAGTTAGTGCCTCCTATGAGGCGGTGTCATCCCATGCGCAAGAGTTGGGAGTCATAAGCATTAGTACGGAGGCTATGACGGCCTCATACCAGAAGGCCGCCGCCCAAATCGGGGGTGATTTGACGGAAATGTTTAATGCACTTTCGGCGCTGGTGGAGGACGTAGCGAGATTTTTCTTGATTGATTGCGGCGACCCCGCGGGCCCAGCCACAGAATGCACCGAGAAGGATGTTTCTACGCGCGCCGCAGCTGGCTCCAAAGCGGTACGGGACGCTACAATTGTTAAAGACGTCGTCGACAGGCGCATTGGACCTTCTCTGATAGACTCAGATAATGATGGAATAGTTGACAAGTTCGATCAAGACACCTACAGTGGCGAAGAGCCTCATCTCAAGATCCTCGACGACCCGGACGGTGAGCGCGGCGTGGCCATGGGGCGGCAGATTCCAGACTCCAAGTACGGCCCGAACGAATAATAAAAAACTAGTTTGACATTTCAAACTTGTGTGTTATAATAAACATAACTGAAAGAGAGGTGACGTGTGCCCAAGTGTAAATTTGAGTCTCGTTCTGAATTAAACGCAAAAGTATTACGCGGAGTAAACATTCTGGCTGACAATGTAGCAGCCACCCTTGGTCCCAAGGGGCGAAATGTTATCCTCCATCAGAAGGGGAAAGACCCCATCATCACAAAGGATGGTGTAACCGTTAGCGAGTTTGTTCATCTGGACGATGAGTTTGAAAATGCAGCAGCCCAGATTCTAAAGCAGGCTACCGCTCAAACCAATAGCATGGCCGGCGACGGCACCACCACAGCCACCGTTTTGGCCCGCGATATTATAGTCCAGTCCCAACGGTACATCACTGCGGGGGCTTCACCGGTTGAAATCAAGCGCGGCATCGATTTGGCGGTGGAGGAAATCGTCAATAATCTCAAGGAGATGGCGTCTCATGTTGAGACTCTCGACGATGTTGAAAATATCGCCACTATATCAGCGAACAACGACGCCGCGATAGGCAAGCTCGTTGCAACAGCTGTTGATAAAGCTGGCAAAGATGGAGCCATTACAATCGAGGAATCCAAAGTGGTCGACACTAGCCTCGATGTGATTGAGGGGTTTCGCTTAGAGGCTGGCTACGCAGCTAATGCCTTTATAACTGATGAACGCAGAGCAGCCTGCCATTATGACGCGCCCCTGCTCCTTATCACAGACCAGAAGATCGATAGCGTTGAACAGATTCTTCCCGCCCTAGAGCTTGTGGCTAGAGACGCCCGTCCCTTGGTGATTGTGGCAGAAGAGATCGAAGGCCAAGCCCTGGCTGCTCTTATCATGAATACTGTACGCGGGTCCATGAAGATCGCGGCCGTCAAGGCTCCCTTTTATGGAGAGCGACGCAAACAGATGCTAGCGGACCTCGCGCTGTCGACAGGAGCAGAGTTTGTTTCGACAGATTCCACCACAAGACTCCGAGATGTTAAGTTGCAGCACTTTGGTCAGTGCCGCTCGATTGATATTACCAAGTTTAGTACTACAGTGATCGGAGGCAAGGGCGATGCAGAGGAGATCGACCGCCGGATTGATTTACTTAAGGTAGAACTGAGAGACACCGACGACCTCCAAGATTGCGACAAGATTCAAGAGCGTATTACCAAGTTGGCCTCAGGAGTAGCGGTCATCAATGTGGGTGCAGCCACTGATGTTGAAATGATAGAGAAGAAGCACCGCATCGAAGACGCCCTGGAAGCCGTGCGTTCGGCCCAACAGGAGGGCACCCTTCCCGGTGGTGGTGTTGCCCTACTGCGCGCTGGGTCGACGTTGGCCCCAGCGGTAGAGAATGAAGACCAGCAGTTTGGCGTTGATATCGTACAGGCTGCATGTTCTGCACCCCTGCGACAGATGGCGACGAACTGTGGGCTGTCGCCAGATCTTATCGAAGCCGAAATTCGAAATGCCTCCGAAAATCGCGGCCACAATTTTCGAGACTTTTGCATGGTAGACATGTATGAGGCTGGAATTATTGACCCTTTGAAGGTCACACGCACAGCACTCCAGAACGCAGCCTCCGCAGCCGGAACATTAATTACCACTTCACATGCAATTATAGAAATTTAGGGCTAATTAGAAATGTCGGAGGATACTAGTATGCTGGATGAAGAAGGAAAATTGGCTTTAATGATGGCAGAGTTATCTGCTAAAATGCAAATGATCTTGGATAAACAAGAAGAATTAGCTGAAAATGTTAGCAAGATCAAAGAGGCTGTTTATAATCCAGATAATGGCCTCTATGCTAGACTAACGAAGCTCGATGCGCGTTTAGATAGCCTGGAGGCTTGGAAAAACAATAACAGCAAAATATTGTGGATTGTCGTAACCGTGGGAGTTGGATTAGTCTTATCGACCACCTGGCAAGCTGTTTTTTAGAAAAAGGAAGGAAATTACATGACAGTTTCATTAACGTTTACAATTGAGGAAGAGGAATTTTATAAAGAGATGGCCAACCTATTGCAGCTCCGCGGCCCAGAGCTGCAGAAAATGGTAGATATCTTTCAAGACCTTCAGGCACTGCTTGTCCCCGAGGAGGGTGACCCGGAGTTGGAAGAGGTGATGTCCAAGGTGAAGACTTTCCGCCGCGCTCTGGTGCGCGTCGATCTTCGCTTGCATGAAATAACTCAAATGATTAATGGTTTTACTAACCCCCCTGAGCCGGTGGACCAAGATCCCCTCCCGCCGACGGACAGTGCAAAGTGAAAGGTCGTCGACAGGTAGGCGACTTAGTGCATATCCCTCAGGCAGTTGAACTTATTGATTGCGATTCGGTGATTGCCGATGACCCTCAGCTTACTATTCCCCTACGTGTCCATGTAACCGAGGGCCCAAAAGTGGGTCTAGTGGCAGAAGTCTCTCCTGCCGGTTCGTATGCGCGCGTTTTGTGCGATGGTACACTTTGGTCTGTGCGCGATGATAATTTATATTTAATTCAAAAGTAAGGATAAACAATGGTACGACTAATAGAAGTAGTGAATGAAACAGAATTTAATTCGCGTCATGAACGAGTTGCTGTCCCGCAGTTCTCTCTACGGGAGTTGTGGCTTAATGAAGCTCATGTGGTAAACCTCCGCCGCGCCACTGGGTACGCGCGGCTTCTCCAAGAGAGTCGACTTGCAGATGAGCTGGACCCTACTCACGAGTTTACGGCCATTACCACTCTCGCGGGAGGTGTGCAAGAAACCTACGTTGTAATCGGTGAACTCGCTACCGTCGCGAGAAAACT